ATGTTCGTGCAATACCTTACTTGTTAAAAATGAAAAAAAACCATCAATAAATGATGAATTATTAGGGTCACTAATTTTTGGATGAACTTTGTTAGAACAATCAAATGTTGGTAGGTTAAATAATTGTGTGTCAGTATGATTATACTTACCAACAATATATTTAAAAGGATCCAAGAGAGGAGCCATTTTAATAAACACTTTTTGTGTAGCGGTTAGGTCATCATCTTCAGTAATACTTTTAAGTTTACAAGTGAAACAATGTTCGTCATTATCATTAACCTTATTATCCTTAATATCTGAAATTGCCCATTGGTGATTTAAATTGATGGAATTCCAGTTGGTATTGTTTAATGAAAAAAATCTATCATAAATAGGAATATAATTTTGAACATTGCTTAAATTAATATTTTTGTTAGTTTGGAACTTAGTAAATAGATTGTTATTCTTTCTTTTCTGGTAGTTTACAGAAATTGTCATTAGCTAATTAAAATATAAATAATAATTATATTTAACTTATTATTTTAACAAAGCTATAAATAATCCTTAATATTTTAGGAAAGCCAAATAATTACGTTTAAAATAATTATTATATTTTTATATGTAGTATAATAAAATGAATCTAGAATTAAAAAGATTTGACATGAAAAGTATCAGTTTTAAACCAAATGAATCTAAAGGTCCAGTAGTTGTATTAATTGGTCGTCGTGATACTGGTAAATCTTTCTTAGTAAGAGATTTACTTTATTATCATCAGGATATACCTATAGGAACCGTTATTTCAGGAACAGAAGAAGGTAACGGATTTTATGGTAAATTGGTTCCAAAATTGTTTATACATAATGAATATAATACGGCCATTATTGAGAATATTTTGAAGCGCCAACGTAGCGTATTGAAGCAAATTAAAAAGGAGATGGAACAATTTAAACGTAGTACTATTGATCCTAGAACATTCGTCATTTTAGATGATTGTTTATATGACAACACGTGGGCGCGAGATAAGATGATGCGACTTCTGTTTATGAATGGACGTCATTGGAAGGTCATGTTAGTCATCACAATGCAATATCCTTTAGGTGTCCCTCCAACGCTTAGAACTAACATTGATTACGTCTTCATTTTGAGAGAACCTTATATCGCAAATAGAAAGCGTATTTATGAAAATTATGCTGGTATGTTTCCAACATTTGAATCGTTTTGTCAGGTGATGGACCAATGCACTGAAAATTATGAGTGTCTAGTGATAAATAACAACTCAAAGTCAAACAAATTACAGGATCAGGTATTTTGGTACAAAGCGGATAACCATAATGATTTCAGATTAGGATCAAAAGAGTTCTGGGAATTATCAAAACAAATAAATGATGACGACGATGAGGAGCAATATGACCCGAATAACGTGAAGAAACGTGGTCAGGGGCCAAAAATAGCGGTAAAAAAGAGCAAATGGTAGAACCGCTTTTATAAAAACCGCTTTTTAAATATATAAGCAGTTATAACTACTTAAAGAGTATCCTACTATACTATGTATAATAAGATGCAAGAACTAAATATTGTAGAATTCATAGAGAAAAATCCGATCTCTAAACTGTCAAAGGCTTATAATAACAAATTAATAAATAAAATTAAGGATAATTTTACTGGTTTTGAACAACAATTATTTGTAAGTAGTTTTTATTGCTACTTAAATTATGATAAAAATATAGATTTTGTAGTTGATTTAGATGATATATGGAAATGGTTAGGATTTTCTACTAAACAAAATTCTGAAAGAGTGTTAGAAAAACATTTTAAACTCGATATAGATTACAAAACCGCTTATCAATTTGGCGGAGCGGTTTTTGAAACAGAAAATAATATAAAAAAAAATGGTGGACAAAACATTAAAAAAATTTTATTAACAATAAAATGTTTCAAATCACTATGTTTGAAAGCTCAAACCAAAAAGGCATCAGAAATCCACGAATATTATATGAAAATGGAAGATGTTTTACATCAAATTGTGGAAGAAGAAACTGATGAATTAAGACTTCAATTGGAGCAAAAAGAAAATATTATTTTGGAAAAGGAACAAGAAAAACACCAATTATTACAAAGTTCAAAAACAGAAAAACAACGAGCAGTAGAACAAGCCACAATTATTCAATTCCCATTAAATACAGAATGTATCTACTTTGGAACAATTGATAATACAAATGAATCTGGAGAGAAACTAATTAAATTTGGACATACAAACGACCTGGCAACAAGAATATTAGATCATCGTAAAAAATATAATAATTTTATTTTAGTTGATGCATTTCGTGTTCAAAATAAAGTAGAGATAGAAAATCTTATTAAAACATACCCGAAAATCAAAAGACAAATACGTTCACTAGAAGTAAATGGAAAAAATAAAACTGAGATTATTGCATATGATGCAACTAATTTTACTATTGACAAATTATCTAAACATATTAAAGATATTATTCATTCAAAAACATATAGTATAGATAATTTTAATAATTTATTAAAGAAAAATGAAGAGTTATTGAAGGAAAATCAGGAGTTAAAGGAACAAATAGTAGACAAAAATGAAGCTATTACGAAACAAGCAATTGAAATAAATGAATTAAAAGAAAAAATAGTTAAACAAGATATTGAATTACAATTGTTTGAAAAAGAAAACCAAACTGTTTATCAAAATCCTCTATTACCAGAAGATGAACAAACTAACAATTTTAATGAATTTATTGATACAATGTGTATAGTACGTTCAGACGTAGAAGAATCATCTACTAATATGGAAGGAGCATATCGCATTTGGAATAAAATAAAACCAAAAAAAGAAACATTTCATTTGTTTAAAACGTACTTAGATACGCGATTTAAACCATCGAGACTTTCAGCTCAAAATAAAAATCAAGTTGTTAATGGTTATATTGGCCTAAAATTGAAACAAACTGAATATAAAAAACGCTACGTAAATAATGACGTAGAAACCTTTTTATTTCAAGTTTGTAAATTTAGTCCATCAGGAAAAATATTAAATTCAACATTGCTTTCAGAATATCAACGATGGAAACAAAATATGAATAAATTAACAGATACACAGGATTTAAAAAATATTAAAGAATATTTGAATGATTGCGAGTATGTATTAAAATCTACAGTTTGGTCTGATCAGGGCTCTAATGAAGGTTATTATGGTATTTCATTAAAAATAGATGAATACAAGCATAAAAGCACATCTTCTACAGGTAAAAAGGTTGAAAAAATAGAATGTAATACAGAGCAAGTTTTACGTATATGGGATACTATAGCAAAGGCGGCAGAAGATGAAAATATTTCTGCGGCAAAAATGTCACGAAGTATAAAAAATAAGATAATATTTAATAATGATTATTATTATAGAACCATTAATTAAATTTATTATTACATACATTTAATTAATGTATATAGAATAGTTGTTTAAAAAATATAATTATAGTTTATTTTATATAATTATATTATGAGAACAAAACACATAAAAAAATATGGAGGCAAGAATCAAACTAGAAAAAAATATAAACGACAAACTAAAAAATATTATAAAAAATATTATAAAAATAAAACAAAAAGAAATCAATCAGGAGGTGACAAAGATCTAGGGCTTGAAAGAGAATTTAGAAACCAATTTCGAAACTTATTATTGCCATTGATTAACTGGAAAAATAAAAGTAATAATGACATAAAAAAATTTACGAGAAACCTCAAGATTTTTTTTGAGAATAATAAGGAATCAATAAATACATTAATTCCTGTAGATGAAAATATGAAACCAAGTTTAAATAATGTAGTCGATTATGTTTCAATTCCAACAGTTATAATGGATAATATAACTAACAAAGAAATAAAACAGAAATTAATAGCGTTGTTTTATGAAAATGGAGGTAACCTAAACGTTGAAAGTACAAGAACCAAAACAAAAAATAATGTATTTAATTATGTTGTTGAAAATAAACAAATAGACAATATTAAAATACTTTTAGACTCGAGATATGGTTTGTCCAGAGATAATTTAAAAGAAGAAAATAAGCCAATATTCGATGAAATAATGAGAACTATAGAAGTAGCCCCACAAGTGCAAGTAGTAGAAGAAGTAGCTCCTCAAGTAGCACCTCAAGTAGCTCCAATAGCAGAAGTAGCTCCTCAAGTAGAAGCACCGATAGTAGAAGCAATAGCACCAATAGTAGAAGAAGTAGCACCTCAAGTAGAACCAATAGTAGAAGAAGTAGCTCCTCAAGTAGAACCAATAGTAGAAGCAGTAGTTCCAATAGTAGAAGAAGTAGCACCAATAGTAAAACTAAAAGTTCCAATCAATGTGCCAAATATAGGTTACAATATAGGTGTAGCTCCAAAATTTTGGAGAGTTCTGTTTACAAATAAGGGTATAGACCTGTTTGCATTAAGAGACCGCATAAGAGGACGATTATTTGAAGACAATCCGCTTAAAGTGTCTTATAGAAGCGGATACAAAGAAAATCCTTGGACTACTTGTGAAATAATAGAACGAATGTTTCCAGCATATTATACAAAGAAAAATCCAGAATTCGAATTAAAAAGTCAACAACAGCAAATAGATTTTATTAATATAAATACAGCATTATGTATAATATTATTGTTATTAGGTATAATTTCAAATACAATGAACGACCAAGATTATAATTTCATTTTTAAAGGAGGAAAAGCTGTTCAATTTGTGTTATCAGAAATACAAAATACTTCCAAATATATCAGCGAGGATATAGATATACAATTAACTCATAGTGATAGCATTGTATACAATGATTGGAAAATGAGAAATGTAGCGGAACATATATCTTTTCTAATAAAATGGTTTCTAGAAGGTATTATAAATATATCATTAGAGTTACCGAACACAAGTGAAAAAACAGTTGGAAAGGACTTAGTTAAAATAGCATATTTTAGTCCTTCAGGTAGATATACAGCATTATGTGATGTTGTTTTCGGAGAAACAAAGGCAAATGTGAAACCTTATTTTGAACATCCAAAAGTATTTAAAATGTACAATACGGAATTAGAAACAGAATTAATGTTTAGATGTCCAAATATAGAAGCAATATTAAATGAAAAATTATATTATTATTTGAAATTTATAGAATTGAGAAGTTTATTAAAACGTAATTTACCAATAGTTGAATCCGGTTATGAAAATACTACGTTAGATGAACTAGACTATTTTATGAAAAAATTCAAAAAATCAATAAGGGCTATTGTGGATGGTTTAGTTTTACAGAAGTTTGGCGTAGTAGAAAAAAACAACTTAAGAGATAAAGAAAAAGAAGTATTAATAAACATTCTTAACAATAATTTTAAAGATAAAGAAAATTACATATTGGAATTAACGAATAGCGTAACAGATCCTAATCCTTATAATGTATAAATTAATGTATAAATAAAAACATAATTATTTTTTATTTATTAAGTTCTTGGAATTATTCTAACATAGAATGATGGTGCTATACTGCGACCTCCAAACGTCTCTTCAAGTGTCGCATAACTTAGTGCAAGAGCAGGTGCTGTTTCAGCATCTATACCATTTACATTATTATGTTGACCCGTTTCAACTATTTCCACATTGTCATTAGGATTAATGGCAAAATCGGTACGTGCTTTTCTTATAGCAAGTATAATAAATTTGGTTATAGTAATACTAGGATTAAATGAATATGTTTTAGTTTGACAAGTGTATGCCAGTTTAAAATAAAATTCATAGGCCATTTTAGTTATATGTTGTGTTTATGTGTATGTATTTATGTGTTATTTTTGAATTTCAATTTTAAAATATAATATACAGTTGTACCTTATTTAGAGAATGGTCCAGACTTCAACTGAGACTGACCATAATCAGTCTTACCAACAACGACATTTTCACCATCGAAAAGTTCAGAACGGATATCAGAAACAGAAATAGAATCAGGCTCTTTAGAAGAAAAGGTGCTCTCAGTTGTGCTATTACCGGCTCCGATCAAGTTGCCTTCTTCATCAATATCTTGAGTAAGAACGTTACCGTGTTTTTCAGCATTTTTCTTGTTTTCATCGATGGCCTTCTGTTTAGTTTCCTTAACACGTTGTTCAAATGCGGATTTAGCAACTGTTTCATTTTTCTTCTTTTCGTGGGCAAGTTGGTTGAGTTCTTCTTCCATATATTCAACACGACCAGTTTTGTATGCTTCAGGTTCCCAAGGAAGCCAAGTTCCAATAGGACCGACAAAAACATCAAAATTAGGATCGG